AATCATAAGTCCAATGAGTATCATTTACAAAATACACATCATTCCCATTTAAAGAACCAGTTGTCTTAATATGATATGTTGCCATTTGATTGATATTTATTATTAGTTATTTATCACAGTGCATAAAAAAAGAGGGTCCGCAGACCCTCCAGTATAACCTTGTGAAATTGGATCACATGAGGTTCTTAACAGCAACACGTCTGTAGTAACGGTTGGAGTTAACACGAAGTCTACCAAGACCTTGTGTAGTTCCTTCAGCGAATGGGTTGGCAACAAGACCATAACGCGTCTTAAAGCCAATTTTGGGCTGGAAGGAATTCTCACCCACGGCACGAACCATCTGTAGTGGAACGTAAGGGCAATAGAATAGACCAGCGTCATAAGGTGAAGAACCTTTATAACCAACAACGTAGTACTGGTTACCACCAGCAGCATTGCCTGAGGTCAGGTTAGCCGAATAGGGGTCGATGTAAACTCTGAACTTACCGTTGATTGTACCAGCGAAAGTATTACCGGTGTCATCAACGTTCAGGTTTGCATTCAGGGCAGGGGTATAATCCAAGATACCAGCCATGGTCAGTGCAGATGCCACATCAGCAGAGCACATTACCATGTTACCCTTCCCGCGACGAGTTCTCTGAGCAATCGCGTTAGCGTCTCTCTCGATTTGGAAAAGAAGACCTTTGAACTTCTCAACAGACCAACGACCGTTAGAGTCGATGTCAAGGTCAAATACACCAGCAGTTGCGGTGTTAGAAACAGCACCTTGCTCAGCAACCTTATAAATGGTTCTGATAACTTCTCTGTTGATCTCAGCAAGGATCTCAGTAGAGAGGATGTTAGCAAGTTCTGCTTCAGCGTTAAGACCGTGAATGGCCTTAAGGTCTTGTGCCAGTTCCAAGGAGTACTCAGCTTTGAGTGCTCTGGACTTAGCAGTTACAGTGACTTTCTCAATCGAGAATGCCATCTGGTTGAATGCATTGGCGGCATCACCATCAAGGGATTCTGCATCACCAGTCTGCATACCCTCACCGACGACATAGCCTTCGGAGTTGGCAGTACCAACAGGGTTAAGAACAGCAGGGTTGGAACCACTTTGAGCGGTTGTACCAAGACCAGCCTTAACGTCGGTCATACCACCGGTCAGATCGAAACCTGCATCCTGACCTGAATAGGCGGTATCAGCTTCGTTGAACAGTGCTTCTGCACCAGCTTGACCTTCGCCTCTTTCAGAGTAACGGGAACGCATCGCGAAGATGAGTCCAGTAGGGCCAGACATTGGTTGAACACCAGCCAGGTCATATGCGACCAGGTTAGGCATTGAACGTCTGATCAATGAGATCAGAACGGGGTCGAAACCAGCAACAGGACCAGCTGCAGTGGCATCACCACTAAAACCAGCAGGATTAGATCCAGCAGAGTTAGTGGGTGCTTCCATCAGGTTGATACCCTGACTGAATGCTTGCTCCTCACGGAGGAATTTTTCTTGGTTCTCGAGCAGGACAGCGGTTACGCTTCTACGATGTGAATCCTTGATTGGATCAAGACCTTCATAATCGAGAAGTGGACTCCACTTTTCCTGCAGATGTTCAGATTGGAACATTTGCTTTACCTAATAGTTTTACAGTTTTGTTTGAATTAATGTTAAATTCACTTTTTGAATGCACCCAAAGTTTTGAGGTAGGCATCCATAGATCCTGTAGAAGGATCTTGGGTTGTGTCCACACCTTCAGAAATTGTTTGTGGGGATTCTGTTTTTGCTGTAGTAGTTCTAGAGAAGTATGACTCCTTCAGAGTTTCCAGCTTTTCACGATATTCTTCTTCACTTTCAAACTCAACACTTTCGGCAAGTGAAGCGAGCTTCTCTTTCTGAGTTGATGCAAGACCCTCTGAAACGGAATCTAGGATTCCATCAGCAACCGACTCTGCGAGACGACCGTTAAGGGAGATGTTCTTCTCAATCTGCTCGTTGAGTTTTGTCTCCATATCATCTAGTTTTTCTACCATGCTCTCAAGCACATCATATTTATCTTCAGGGATTGTTACATAATGTTCTTCAAAAAGACCCTTCATTCCTGCAAGGAATGATTCAGTCATTTCTGTCTGTAGACCATGCTCAATAGCGAGTTGATTTTCAGACATCCATTCTTGAGCAACATACTCAAGATAGGAATCAACACGTTCTTGGAGTTGTCCCTTGAGAGCTTGGGCCTCCTCAGCAAGTTTTTCTGCGTATTGTGTTTCCAGGGATTCCTGGATTTCTTTAACCTTAGAATTAAGGGCAGCTTCAAAAATAGTTTTTGCTTTTTCTCTAAATTCTTCGGAGAGTTCTTCACCACCAAGAAGGGCATTAACATCTTCTTCGATATCATACTCTTCAGCTTGCTCAACTTCAGCAACTTCTGCAACTACCTCTTCGGTTTCGACTTGGTCCTCTTCAAGAACCTCCTCTTCTGTTGCAATTTCTTCTTTAGCAAGTTTCTTCATTGGATCAGCTGCTTTTGCACCTTTGTTTACTACATCCTTAACAGTAGCAATCTTAGGCTCTTTAAGTTTTGCAGAATCGTTATCTGGTGCATAATTCTCAGGGGTAGGACCACCGAGATCTTCATATGAAGTTGACAGGCCATCGCCTGGGCTGGTAAGCTTTTCCATTGGCTGTGCTTGTGCGGCGTTGGCATTCACAGCAGTCTTAGATTGCTCCATTTCTTGTAAGTCTCCACGGGACATTTGAACTTTCTCCGAATTAACCTTAATTAATCTATATTTATTTATAATTTGTTAGTTTTATCATAAAGTATTCAAAAAGTTGTTAAACAGGTTAAGTTTCTGTTCATCCAACTGTTTTTGAGTAACTAACGTATTAATTTGCTTATATGTTTTGGTAGCTTGTTGTTCTCTAAGAATACCACCATCCCATACCCAATTTTTACCTTCCATAATACCTTCAACAAAAGCATCAGGTGCAGAAGGATCGGCAACAATATCAGCTGCTGTTGACAACATGAAGTCGTCACCAACAATATTTACACCTTCTCTTGTTTGTTTAAGTGAACCAATGCCTCTAGAAGAAACACCAAGTTTCACACCTTCACTGATAAGTGACTCTGCAATTTTACCCATAGGGGTAGAAAGAATCTTTGCCTTACCAATAAAATTCGTTCCGTTCTCCTTAAGAGAAACAATTTTATGTGATACTCTATCAAGGTTGACAGTAGGACCTTCTGGATGTCCCAATTCTCCAAGAGCACGACCAGAATTTACATGGTTTTCTGAATATCTCTGGACTTCCCTTCTCAGGCACTCCATGGGATACATACGACCATTTCTATTTTTAATGTCTCCTTGAAGGAAAACACCTTCAATGTACATATGCTTTTTACCGTTACGTTCTTCAACGATAAAATCTACTGATTCGATTTCTTCTCTGATGAGTTTCATTTGTTTTCTCAGGATACTTGTACTTGTTGAATAAAGACCTTACCGGTTCCACTTTCTGTTTTAACCGCAACTTTAAATGACTCTCTAAGTTGAGCCCAGTTGTTCTCATTATAAACGTCTGTAACAGCACTAGAGTCGTGGTTAACTACAACTCTTGCAGTAGCATATCCACTCTGAAGTGTATAATTATAAACCGCACTTATAATTTTGTGTTCAAAATTGAAATTGGAAACCCCATCAACAGTAAGTGAAACTGCGTCACCAACAACAAAAGGCGAATCCATTCCTTCTGGTAAATTTAGAGTTGTTTTAACTCCAGTTGTAATACCAACAACTCTTTGAGATGTTACAGGACCGAGAGAAAGATTAGTATCATCAAGAGTTGGAACATAAAAATTATCAACTGTTGCTGTTGGATTAGTACCAATTGCAACATGAACACCAGCAGATTCTGCAACAATTCTTAAGGTGTCAGATTGTTTAGCAAAAACACCTGTTTGTGTTGAAGATGTGCTAGTGGCAAATGTTGTATTTACCCCTACTGGTCTAGTTGCAGCCATTATCTTTAATTACAATTGTTATATAGTAGTTATTTATTCTTCTTATACTTCTAACTCATGAGTTATCAGATTCAACCTCTACATTAGAATCAAAATTATTTTCTGTTTCATTTGAGGAATCAAGATTTACATCACCATCAAAAATTGATGCTGCTACGTTTGGTCTAATTGTTTCAATATTCTCTGCACTTTTTGCAAAAAGAATATCCTTAATTTGATCACTAATTTGAGAAGAACTTCCGTCCGTCACCAAAAGGTCCATAAGATCATCCATAGTTTAAACATATTATTACGTTGTTATTTAGATTACTCCCTGACCACTCAGATCTGGGTCCTTAGGAATTGGAGGTGCCGTAATTGCATTGGCAGGTTCTATAGGTTGACCAGGAACTGGCATTCCACCACCTTCCATGGCCATAGGATCCACCATTGCATTTGGATCAGGAATAATACCGTCCTCAATTTCCTTTTCAATAAGAGTATCTTGCTCAATAATCTCACTATCAGTCTGTTGAAGAATATTTCTTCTCACATAATCCTGTGAATAGAACCTACCAATATAAGGTTCTACAGTCTGAAGAAGATTCATTCTCTCAGTCAGAAGTTCTGCTTCCTTCAATTCTGCGAAGTGGTTGTCATACAAATAATCATACTGAATATGATCATTCATATATCCCCAATCTTCAGGAGTAATAATATTCTTTAGAATCAATTGGGTCTTCAAAATATCACTAAACATTGCAGAGAATCTCTTTCTCATTCTTCCAACAAACTTAGAGAACTTGACTTCATCTCTAAGAATTTCTGAAGAACGTCCCAGTGACATACCAGATCCTTCACCTTCAATTCTAGTTTCAGGAACGTTTAAAGCTCTGTAGAGTTTTCTCTGAAAATAATTAATATCAGTAATTTCACCAAGGTTCTGGCCACCAGGTAGTGTAGTAATTTCAGTACCACGACCACCTTCACGTCTAGGAAGCCAAAAATCTTCCATCATAGACATAAACTTTTTATCGTCCTTAATCTCACCAGTATCTGCATTATATACCAGTTTGTTACGATAACGCATCATAACATCCCGAAGATATTGTTCTGCCTTCATCTTAGGAAGATTACCAACATCAATGTAAAAGATTCTCCTTTCAGGTGCTCTGGAAAGACGATAAATGACAAGTGAATCCTCAATCATCATCAATTGATTGAGAGGTTTAATTGATTTATGTAGCCAAGAAAGAGTTGATCCCTTATTTCTATCTACCAATCCAGAAGTACAGTAGGTAACAGAATCTTTGGTCATCTTGACACCTTTTACTCCACCACTTCCTCCATAAGAGGTAGCCTGAGTTCCACTACCAGATCCCATTTGACCTGGTGTATAGATGAAATATTCTTCAATTTCAGGAAAATCGTATCCAGTTCCTTCGCTACTTGTAAGTTGATTTTGGGCAGATTGAAGACTATCCTTACCTTTTTTCTTCAACTGTCTGACATATTTCATCTTGGAAGAATCAATATATCTCAGTTCCTTGATACCATCCTGAGGTTTTTTTGTATCAATTACTTTATTGTAATAGAGTCTTCCGTCAATATACCAGTTACGGAAAATCTCATGAGCCTTCTTGTCAAAATCAAGTAACTCAAGAATATACCTAAATTCCTCTCTAATTTTCTTTTTGATACCATCACTGGCATTCAGATTAGAGAGTTCAATCTGAACAGGACTATCATTGGTATCAGAAACTATTGCTTCATTTACAATATCTTCGATCGCACTATCACACTCAGGATAGAGTGCCATACTTCTATATCTACGAATAAGATCATTTTCAGTTTTATATGTTCCTTCAATATCTACATAGGAACCAAAAAACCCTGAACTGACATAGTGTTCAGAACCATCATCGGTAGATGGTGGAACTGGAGATACTACACCAGGCAGAGTTTTTTCATTATCTTCAATTGAGAAACCAAATAATCTCGCCATTATTATTATTGACTAGAAACTTCTGTTCTAGTATTTATCAACGAATTGTTTCCTCAGAAACAGAACCAACGTTGGATTCTAGAGAATCACCAATGGTGAAGTACTGAACTTGGAAGGTTACAGTGAATTCTTCAATCGCATTAGTTGAATCATAACTCAATGCAATTGCACTGACATCATTTGGCCAGATGTCATAGAACTTATAAGTTCTAAGAACAGAACTCTCACCACCACTATTTGCAGTGGAGAACTTCTCTAAACCTCTACCAAGTTGTTGAACATATGCATCGGTCATATAAGAAGATGGGTTGGTAACACCAGTGTTATCATCCAACTTACTAAGGACATTAGACCATTTTTCAAATGCACTTCTAAGTCTAAAATCTTCATCATTAATAATTGTGACCGTCCAATCAGCGAAGGTCTTGTCACCAGCAACTTTCAAGTTTCTACCCCTGAAAGGAACTGTAATAGGTGCAACTGTTGAAGCAGGAAGGTTAGCGGCTTTACACATGAACTTGAAAGTTCCGTTCTCACCGTTGTCTCCCGAATTCCAAGCATCAGAAATCGATGATGGGAATGAGGGAATAGAGACTTCAAATAGATTGGGGCGGGCTGCACCACCCGCCAATTTTGATTTAAATTGAGAAATGGTTTTTACATCAGCCATTTTCTTAATACTCCTTTGTTAAATGGTTATTATTTTTAATGATCAGCCACGACCAGCAACTTCAGAGAACTGGATTCCAGTTCTTGTAGCGATGAATGTGAGGGTAACAAAATTAATTGATTTAGTTGGTTTCAGGTAGATGTCTGCCCTAAACTCATTATTGTCAATTACATCAGGAGTATTGTTGGTATCATCGCAAACGATCAAGAAGTCGTAGACTCCTCTCTTAGCCTGAACATCTCTCAGGTAAGGTTCGACGATATTAACAAAATTCGACCTTGTGTTAGTATCATTAAGTTCAAAGAGTTGAGAATTTGCAGCTCCTTCAAGAGCCTGTTCAACTGTAAGGAACAATCTTCTTACGTTGATTCTGTCGAATGCAGAAGCGTAACCAAGACCAGTCTTATCACCGTAGAGGATAATTCCACTACCCTTTTGATTGATAATAGAGTTGATTCTTGCAGGATAAAGTTGATCTCTCTGTGCCTTAGTTGGATTATATGCCAACTTGATAGCATTGTTTAGAGTACCTCTTTGTTGTCCTGCGGGTGAGAACCAAGGATAAGCAACAAGGTTTGTACGGGTCATCAAACCAGCAATGTCTCCATTACATGGAATGTATCTAAACTCGTTATTAAACCTATCATAGGTATACTTATAACCACTATCAAAGATTGCATATGATGAAGAAGTTAGTGGCGAATAGAATTTCAAAAGATTTGATGTTGCAGTTGTTGTGTCTGCAACATTAACAATATTTGCTCTATGTGGAGAAACTGTCGCCACACAATCTTTTCTCGATTCTGCAATAGAAATGACCTTATTAGCCTTGGCTTGAGATTGTGACTCATCACCTAGACCAGGACCCATGATAACATAATCAACTTCAATCTCATCTTTATTACTAAACAAATCATATGAAGTGTTCAGATCACCAAGAGTTGCCAACATTCCACCATTTGCAGAATAATCTACACCACCTGTTAATACATAACTTACTGCACCAATCGAACTATAAGTAACGCCTTGTGCGTTTAATCCCCATAGACCTTCTGAAATTGTATTCTTTGTAAAGTCTGCAGAGAATCCACATGCAAGTGGTTCAGTATTCCACTGATTGTCTGCTTCTTGTGAAGGGTTCTTACCAGCATAAACATATGCTGAATTGTCAGCAACATAATTCTTGTAGTAAGATTTGGTGGGAGAATCACCATCAACAGTTGCATCTAAGGCCTTAGAAAGATTCAAGAACTTCTCAAGAATATTTCCTTGAATACCTGTTACATTACCAGTGTCATCAACAACTACAACGTGTATACCATCATTCTTACCGTTTCTTTGTGAAACATAATTTCCTGTTACAGGTCTTGGTGCAATTGACTTCCAGTATACTGTGGAATTGGTCAATCCAAGAGTCTGTTGATCATACCAGTCAACTGCAGTAGTTGCTGCCTGTGAACCAGTGTTGATACCAGCATTAGTGACAAAGTTGATAGTATCAGAAACTTCAAAAGAAGCCGCTTCATTACTTTGTTGATATGTAATTGGAGTCTCAGTACTACCACTTACTCTAGAAGTAATCTTAACATCAATTGTACTAGAACCAGAAGAATCTGTAGTAACTCCAGTAATTATACCTTTTATGTAACCACTGTAAGTTGAGGTAGAACCAGCACCAGGGATGACAACATCAGTAAGAGTTGCGGTAACACCATAACCAATAATAGCCCCAGCTGCTCCAGCATCAGTTGTATTGATTCCGATTGTTTGGTCAGCTGCATCATCGATGACACAAACCCTTAAATTGTCTGCCCATTGACCAGGGTTTTTTGCTGCATAGTTAAAATCTGTTGCGCTAGTAAAGTTAGCTTGATAATCGTCGTAATTATCGATTCTATTGTCACCAGACATATCTGCTGCAGCAGACCCAGCACCAGCATTAGAGTTTGCTAAGGTTGTACCAGCAACTCTTGCAACTTTTAATACTCCACCATATGACAGATACGATGATGCGGTCATCCAATACTCATACTGTCTGTCAGTAGAAAGAGGCTTACCGAATGTGCTGATTAATTGCTGCTCTGTTGTGATATCTATTGCTTCATTTACAGGTCCAATTTCAAAGGGACCAGCAATTGCACCGATATTATCAAGAACGTTATCAGCTCTTCCTACGGTTAAGTCAACTTCTCTGACAATTAAGCCTGGAGATAATTGAGGAGTCGCCATTTTTTTCTCCGTGATCTCAGTTTATCTAAAAATATTTATGAATTTAGGGGTTTTCAGTGGGGAACTATGACGTGAACAATCTACCAATCTGGATATATGTCCTTTATTCTTGGAACTGGCCAATATGGTAAGTCTGGTTTATCTTTCTTTAGTTTTCTAAATTCACTCATTCTTTTCTTAGTACACTCTTTACAGTCATAAGAATATGATGATGCAACTGGCCCTCTATCCTTTCTGGTTCTGTAGAAACCTTCTATCAAATTCTTTGTTTCTCCACAGGTTCTACACTTCCTATCATTCAGAAGTAAGTGACCAAGTTTAATTTGACCATCTAAATCCATCAATAATTCCATAGTTCCCAACCACCACCAGTAGTTCCATACTCATCATATTGACCACTCTTTGTATACCATCTATCACCATCACCATCTACAAAACTTTCATCAGCAAAACCATCATCTAAGAACCCAAATGGTGCCATATCTTGTTCGATCTGATTCTTCTGCTCTTCATATAATCTCTTTCTAACATCTTGATCAGTAAGTTCTTTGAAATAATCCTGTGCAACCATCCAAGCATAGATGACCAGACACATTGCAAGATCATCATTACAACCTTCTTCTGCTTCAAAGGAATTATTTTTTTGAATGAATGTGGTCAACTCAGAGATAATCTCATAATCCCAGAGGATAAGTTTATCTTCCTCAATCATTGTCTTGAGATTAAGTGATCCAACCTTTTTCACAGTCTTGGACATCTTAACTCCCAATTGTGTCTTCTTACCAGAGAATCCCTGTCCCACAATCTGACCTGCTCTACCCCTCATAGAACACATTAGTAGGTTTTGATACTCTAGATCATATTGAAGAATACTAGCCACCTGATCTCCAACGTCGTTGACCTCACAAAGGATAAAGGCTTCATTGTAGTTTTTTGCAACCTCATAGATGACACTTGGGAATAACATCGGTTTGATTTCATTGTCCCTATACTTTGCAACCAACCTATGTGGAAATGTCGTAATGTCTATAACTATAAATGCTGAATAATCATTACCTACACCTCTTGCAACGTCAACAGTAATAATATAATCATGTTCCTCTTTAACTCCCTCAAAGACATCTAATCCAGCATTTCTTTTAATTGGATTTTCATAGACTAAGGTCTTAAGTTTAGATGGTGCAATCAGTGTATCGACAGAACCAAGGAACTCACACTCAAACTCAACCTTAAACTGTTGTTCCGATGTGTTCTTAATGGTCTGTTCTTTCCAAAGATCATCTCTACCAGGAACTTCTGACCAATGAACATCAGTTGGTGTATAATCATTATATTTTCTTTCCGCATCATGCCACATACGGTAGAAGTGATTCATACCGTGTGGTGTAGAAACTATAATTACTTTCGTTGATTTGCCAGAAGTAATAGTAGGATAAACAGATGCAAAGAAGGAGTCAGCGATGTGATTAGGGACGAAGGCGAATTCATCGAGGAAGAGGATATTGAACGACATGCCTCTGACAGCACTCGCAGATGTAGAAGCTGCCAATATCTTACTGCCATTCTCTAACTCCAGACTTCCTTTGTTCCATGATAGAATACCTTGTTGCATCCATTTAGGTAAGTTCTCATAAGCAATTTGTAACCTTCCGAGAAGTTCTCTTGCAGTAGATGCCTTGTTAGCAAGAATACCAATATTGACACTATCATTAAAAATAGCGTAATGCAACAAAAAAGATATCACGGTAGTAGACTTACCAGTCTGCCGCGGCATCTTACAAATATTAAATCTCTTTTCGTGAAAATTCTTTACCAGGTTTTCCTGGAAATCATACATCTTAAATGGTTGAAGACCATGGTCCAGAGTAACAATCTGAACATAGTTCTTTGCAAAATATACAGGGTCTTCTTTACACTTAATATATTCTTCAATATTCTCCTGAGTAAACTCAATAGAAGTATTTGCCTTCTTTAAGTTCGGGTTGCCTAAGTATATGTCAGCATTATTCATAACAATATCTATAAATTATTCGTCAGTTGTCATAGATCATTTTCTTCAACATGAAGAAGAAGATCACCAGGTTGTTGTGGAGCTAGATCATATCTTTGAACCATACATCCAGGATATATCTTATTCAGAACATCAGTTACTTCCTCTTTAGAAGGTCTACCAACTGTAGGGAAGAAAACTTTGATATTCATATACTTTCCCTTCCAAACAAAACTAATCAAGTAAATATTTCCAGTCTTAGCCTGAATTCTTACAGCTTCCTCAATATTACTATCATTTTTATTCATGGAAATATTAATAGTTTTTATTATTTATGTATTAATCAAAACATTTAAAATATCTACATTTATTTAAGTTCCGGCCAAATAATATTCATAGGATCAGTCTGCTTACTAATATCACGCAATGCTTGAATATAAGTATCCAAATCTGAAATATTATCTGTAGTGGTGGTTATACCGATCCTCGTTTCACTTAAATTTCGCATCACCCTCCACTCAACTTCATTAATTTTAATATCTCTAAGTTCTCTAACCTCATCCCAAAGTGATTTGGTATTTGCTGCGATTTCTTCATCAGTAAGAGAAACAACCTCCCAAGATCCTGAATTCCATACCACTTTATGTGTGGCATCATCATATTCAGGTGAAGAATCGACAAGAACATATCCAGCATCTGCAATTTCTTCTGCTGTAAAAGTAGAAGAATCTGTTCTAGTTAACCCAGATGAAAGTCGTATTCTATGGGGTAATGCTTGTGGATATTGATTGTTATATGAATAAGGCATTTTTTTGAGCTCCTAAGTACTTTAGTATGTGCCTACGAATAATGAATCTGTGTAGTCCAATCCCACACCACTTGGGCCAGTGATACCATACGCAATTCTTATCCACTCATCTCCACTCCAAGATCTCGACGGACTTCTCATAATCGTGGAAGAATATTGTGTAGAACCACTTGCTTCACGATAAGCATAATAAGTGCCACCTGACTGAGAGACCTGATCAGTTCCTTCAGACATAATTGATGAGTCCCAACTACCGGAAATTCCGTCTGCCATTCCAGTATAAGTAGAACTGGTGTAACTCGCCAATGACCACCTGGTTCTATACGCTGAAGTACCCAGGTTGTAATAACTGTAACTAGAGGCATTGGAGGGTGTAAAAGTAAGTCCAGAAGATGATGATCCAGAAATCTGTGAATTGGCACTGGCCCAGTTGTTTTGACCAGAGGACGCACTAAAAATCCAAGACTCTTCCAAAGTACTCTTGTCTGAACTTAAAATCTGAACACCAGCGACGGCAATGTCATTGCGATAAGTAGGACTAGACGTAACTTTAGCTGCTAAGTAAAGACGACCGGTTCCAGTAAAGGAAGTCTGAATTTCCCCAACATCCCAGTTTCCAGTATAGTCACCGCTGCTGGACACGGTAATCATCCTAGCTGGAAGCGATCCAACAAACGCGGTTTCTGTATCGACACCTGTTGGAGCTGGACCTGGAGAAATTGGCCATTTACTTTGTAGTTTTAGATTGTATTGATCAACAATACTAAAATTCCCACTTGCACCAGTGGTGTATTGAAACTGTTGAGGTCCAATGATACCTGCGTTTCCTCTCACTGCCAATTACCTCCAAATCTAGGTTTGAAAAAGGCGTAATTACGGTTAATTTCAGCCTCAGTTAAAATTCTCTTATACACTATAAGGGCAGACATTCGGCCAAAGTACGGATAAGATGTACCCGTGCTACCGCTAACTGAGTTATATGCACCAATTGTTGTGGTTTTTCCAGAGACATCAAAATCATGCCCACCCAGTGATTGATTTTGATACTGCCAGGTCGAGTTGGACTTCATAGATGTGTAGTTACTAGTTTTATCTAGTATCCATGTGTTCATCTTCCAAGGCCCGTCCTGCATCGCTCCAGTACTACTATAAACATTTGTCTTATTGCTTGCTCCCGTTCCTCCACCTACAGAAGTTCTAAAAGCATGGTCCGCTGTGTTCCATCTATTCCATCCAACCATCCAACCCTCAGTTGTAGCACCCGGATCAATGTTCAACATAATTGGTTGAATGTCATAACGATAAATAGAGGCAACGAGAGCAATCACCGTAAACTGATTTCCATAGTCAAGACTACCACCCATGTCAACTTTAACATTATTACCACCCGTACCAGGATTAAAGAATACAGTCCCACTTTGATGGTGAGTCGTCGGACTTGCGACCCAACTAACGCCACTACTACCCAAAGTACCGTGATTACCATTGCCACTGATGTCATACCAAGTAGTACCAGTTCCTGGATTTGACGATGACTTACCCGCGTCCAAATAGATGTATGGGTTATCAGCAATACCCCAATTGACCTGATCATTAATAAGGTCAAACATCCCTGTTTTGACCTTTGGAGCCGCACCTATTATATTACTATTTGGAGAATAAAGACTCATAACAATTAGTTTATTTCATCCCAAGAACAGACGGCGTATAAATCGCTGTTTACACTTGCGGCCAATCTCAGAGAGTCGTTCTCATTTAAGTAGACAGAAGTGTCTTTAGAGATAACCACCAAAGAGGCGTCAGCCGGAACAGCGATGGTCATCGCGAGGGGCATTGAAGTTGATTGGTTTTTATAGACTTCCACAGTCACATCAGCTGTATTAGTGCCGTCAATATTGGAAACAACCAAGGAGTTGATCTTATAAATTTTACCGCTACTACTAGAATTACTAACAAGTGCTGTCATGGATGTAGTCACAGCCATACCATTAGTCTGTCCGTAGATCGCGGAGACGTTTACTATATTTGGATTAGCCATTAATCAATTTTCTCCTGTGTATTTTTATTTAGAATTAACCAAAAATCATTGCCATAGCAATTGCTTTACCAGTAGTAATACCACCGCCACCACCACCAGATCCATTAGATGCGGCAGTTATTCTTCCTTGAGCATCTACAGTAATGTCTGCATTGGTATAAGATCCTGCAGTAACCGCAGTATCAGCCAAATATTGAGCTGCAATATCGGTTCCTTGCCAAGTACCAGTAGCAATAGTTCCTAAAGTGGTTATATTAGCACTTCCAGCCCAAGTACTAAGTGATGTATTCTCAACATTATTCAAAACAAGATCAATTTTTACTTCAGCAACACTTCTTCCTTCTATACCAGTTGAAGTAAACTTGGCATAGTCATCATCTGCTGCGTCAGCATCATCAACCTTTAAAGCGTTGGTATTGGCAATACCAAAAGTCAAAGCGTCTTGTTTACCGTCCCAAGTTCCAGATGATGCAATATAACCATCAGCAATTGCAGTTCCATTCCAGGTTCCAGTAGCAATAGTACCAAGTGTTGTTATGTTACTGGTTCCAGCCCAAGTACTTAATGCAGTATTCTCAA